GCGCTGTAATCGGTTGCGCTGTTAATGGTTAACGCTTCGGCATTGCGTTTAATTATTGCTTGTGCGTTTAATACTTGAGGCGAATTTATCGCTAAGTAGATTTTTTCGATTGGTATTTGTACCTTTGCAAGTGAGTTCATGTAGTTCTGTTTTACTGATGTGTGAGGGGCGGCGCTTTGCCGCCCTTTATTATTTAATCCCACGGTAGGTCGTTAGCCGCTTTTTGTCCGAATATATCGTCGATGTCTGGTAACTGCTCAAAGTTCGCGGGCGGTTGTGTTTTAGGGGTGAAATCGTTTTTAAAATTCGCCGCCGTCATTTTAATGTATTCGTCCGATTCTTTGATTTTATCCTGAATGAACTCGGGTAGCTTTGCGAATGTTTCTTGATTATGTTCGGTGGGCGAATAAACATAAGCCTCGTTAATCGGTTCGGGACACGTTAAGCCCTTTGGCATCGGCGTTATGCTCATAATGTTTGCATAGGTATTCTCGCCTTTGGTTACGTGCGTAACGTTTACCATGCACGTTTTACCCAGTAGTGTAAAAATATCGAACTTAGCCGCCTCGCCGTCGGTCATTTTCTTACCTAACCACGCCGAAACATCGCGGCGTAATAACGCCTTTTCATTCATGCTTAACGTGTAGATGCTGCGAACGTAGTACGGCTGTTCGCCTTTGTCGTCGTTAAATACCGCTTTCTCGGTTGGCAGTTCAAATAGGAATTGAACTTTGCGCTTTTTACCGGGAAAGTTACCGCCCTGCTCGGACGTTCCGAGGTCAATAATTTGATAGCAGCGCGCTGGGTATAAACCTTCGGGCGCAATTTGTCGTGCGGCGTTGCCGCCTGTTGGAGCTGTTAAAGCCATTTTAAAAAGTATTAAGGGTTAAAAATTAAAGGTTCTCGGATTGAATCGCGTGTACGAGGTTGCGGTTAATGCCGTCGATAACCTCGATGAAAAGGTCGCTAAATTTTGCGCGCTCTAAAGGCTCAAATAGTCGGTGCTCATTTGGTACGCCTTCGACCTGTTCGCGGTGAAATTTACGCGCTAAGTTAGCCGCGCCTGAATCGCATCGGGTGTAAATTCCTTTCATGCAGCCGTCGTTAACGAGCATCGTCATAACGCCGCTAAGGTGGTCGTAAAAATAAAATTCGGTGTTTTCGTAGTTGCGGAAAATGGTTACTGTGTCCACGTTTATAAGTGTTTAAAGGTTTAAAAAGAAAGGGCGGTTATTAGCCGCCCGTGGGGGGTTAGTCAAAGTAAGCGCCGTATGCTTGGCGAGCCTCAAGTAAATCGTCTATTTCTTTTTGTAATACGACCTCTATCGCTTCCATTTCTTTAGTCCAAAAAGACTGCTCGTTCATTTTGTCTAAAATAGCTGAACGCTTATTAATTTCGGCTTCGATTGTTGGGTTGATTCTGAAACCCATTGCTGCAAATTCTGATGACATGGTGTAAATGTTTAATTGTTTAACACTGCAAACATACAACACTTTTTTAAATCTGCAATACGAAAACAAAAATAAATGCAAATTGTTTTATAAAACGCTGATAATTAACGCTCTTAATTTTGCGACCTACCCAAACCGAAACCGATAAGCGCCCCGAATCCGACCTTTGCCGCCGTTGTTTCGTACCATTTTTTGGGCGGTTCGGGAATGACAAAGCTGCGTAAGCCCTCGACGTTCATATTTGGGTTATCTATTGCAAGCCTTACCACGCTTTCACGGTTACGAAACGGAAAAACACCGCGTAAAGTATCGCCTATTCCTACCGAAATCGTCGCGGGTATGTTTAATGAATCGATTTGCAGGTATCCGAGGCGGTTAATTTTGCCACTCATATACACCCAGCGTTCAGATTTCGTGAAATTTCGCGGTAAAACAAGCGCGGGAACGCTATCGCGTATGTAAATCGGTTCGCCTAATTGAATTTTAGTCTTATAAATGGTGCGTGTAACTACCTCAACCGCCGCCTTCGGCTTATCGATGCGCAATTTTTCGGTTAAATCTTTGAGTTCTGCGATTTGTTGCCCTTGCGTGTATATCGTTAAGGAATCGTTTACGTGAGTTTTAACGAACTTTTGCTCTGTTAGTGTGGTTTGCGCTTGTTCATGGCACGAACGCACTAATAATAGGCTCAAAATCGCTAAAAATAGCAACCTTTCAGCCCAAACGTAACTCGGCGATGTACTTTTGGATTCTTTCACGGCATTTTATTTGTTCGGTTAGTATTGCTTTGGCGACGTTAGGCGGCATTTCGCGCTCGGTTAGGTATATTTTCAATACCTTAATTAAACGCTTATCGATTTGCTCGTCGGTCATATTTGGCGCGTTGCTTTTTTGACTAAAACCTTAACGGCTTCGTCCAAATTTACGACCGATTGTTCTAGCATCTGCAAAAGTTCGCCGCGCTCGGTTTCTGATAGCGACCTATTGCCACTTATTAATTTTACCAACCCACTAACCGAGGTTAACGGCTGTCGTAATTCGTGCGAAAGCATAAATCTAAACTCCTCGAGTAATACCCGTTGGCGTTCGTGTTCGTGGGCGCTTATGCTCGTAACGTCTACCAGTTGAAACCCGATAAAATGCACAGCACCCATAATGCTGTAAATATTCCAAACGTTAAAACGCTCGGATAAATTTTTTTGCTTAGTGCGGGCGTAAACGCGGGCGGGTTCGGGCTGTTTATCCTTTGCCCTTTTTACGGCTTCTATGAGCGTTTCTTTATCCTCGTGGCTGCTAACTATATCGACGATATTTTTCGGCTTAATATGGCTCGCGTAATGCTTAAAAAGTTCGTTAGTGCTTACGATTGTACCGTCGGTATCGGTTACCACGTAAAACAAGTCTAAAGAGTTTTCGAGTATGTATACCGTTGACACGATTGCAAATTTACGCAATCGTTAAAAATATTCTAAACGTTTTTTAAATCATTATATAAAGCCGTCCACGCAGGCACGCAACCGAGCGCGTATTTAATAGTTAGCAACATCGTAAACGTTAAAACTATTCCGTTGGCAAGTATATCGTAATTCATAGGCGTTTCAGGATTCGGCTCATTTCTTACAATCTGAGTTTTCGGGATGTAATACGTGGCAGCCGGGTACAAAGATACATCGCACGGCTGAATTGTATCGAATGCCGTGAGCACTTTCGGCTTTGGCGGTGTGGCAATGACAGCCTGAAAGCTCTCGCGGTTGGATTGCGCAAAAGAGGTATCGGCATGAGCCGCTTCCCAGCTCATGGTATCGAGGTTTATCTTGTTATGCCTCGCAATTTTCACGGTGTCTCTACGAATCTGCTGCATCGCTCTTGGCTTTTGGGATATATCCTGCTGCTATTAGTGCTGCAATAATGGCTGTTAATGTCTCGGCTGTTATCACTTTGAAGATTAGCAAAAAGATTGATACCAATATCATCAGCGAACCGATGGTGCTGCGCCAGTGCTTGACGATTATATCGAGTATTCGCCTTGGTTTGGTAGGTCTTCGTGCCATGCCTTAATATACGCGCAAAGCCTTGCAGCGTTTGGGCAACGTAGGGCTAAAAATTACAAAGTGAGAAATAGAGATTTGCCTCATCTCTGCGCCTGTTGGTAAGCCCTTGCAGTGCTTTGCCGCCTGCCTTGTTCCACTTCAAAAACTCATCGAGGATGCTCGGGTCGGCTGGGTTGGCTTTGGCTTTCTTTAACAGCGTAGATTTCACCAACGCACCAGTCCCCACGTTGTAGGCAAAGCACACAAGCGCATCGAACTGGCATTGGTTAAGGTTAGGTAGGTGCTTATTGACTGCATCCTCATAGGGCGAAAGCGTGGCGAGCAGCAATTGCGTTGCTTCCTTTTCGCTGTTGAGCTTTTCGCCGAGCAGCACCTTCTTGCCATTCGGGTAGCGTGTGCTGCCGTATCCAATGGTCGGCACTCCAGCAGGGCAAAGGTAGGAACTAAGCCGCAAGCCCTCATACTTCTTAATCAGATTCAGACCGAGAAGCGAGGTGGAGCGCATTAGATGATAACGTATTGAAGGACTGCGTAAAGGCTTTGAAAGTTATGTCCGTTTGTTACGGAAGTAACGTTAATCACAATCTTGTCACTTGTAGTATTAGCAGATATTACCCAATTGGCAAGTTCTCCATCACTAACATTACTATAAGCTACAATACCAAAAGCGTTTTTAGCATTGGTAAAATCAGATGCAACAGGTAAATTCAACTCAAACTCAGCACCAGTTTCGGCAGCATCCATTAGAACGTCTAAAAACAATGAGCAAGTTACCACACTATCAACACGAGAATAATTTCCGCCTTGAATAACAACACTTGGATTTGTGCCGCCTGTATTAGTAGGCGTTGGATTCCATGCGCCACTCTCAAACTGCGGCATCCCTGAGTAGATGTTCTGCACTTCAATTTGCTTGGATTGATTTGCGCCAGTATCTACAATGTAAAACACATCAGTTGCAGCTGCCGTGCTTGTCGCTGTTAGGTCGGTTACTTTTACGCCTGCCATACTATAAGAATTTTTACAAAGTTAAAAAAAATCAATGACTTTCGGATTGTATTCAATCGTTGGCAATTCTTTAACCCAGTCAATGGTTGTGTTGCTTACCTCTTCGCGGCTTATTATCCAGTTGCCATCTGCATCTTGGATAGGGTTAAAGGTCATGTCGGTAGTGTATTCGATACCTTTGAGCTGGTTGGCTTGGTCTTGTGTGAGCATATAAACGATTATCATACTTGTCTGCCTAATGTGGTTTGGAAAGCTTGCACGATAGTGTACATTGATGAGGCATCTGCATCAGTCAATCCGCTGCCTATGGTTGCAAAGGCTAAATTTCGACTCGTGAAAAAGTTGCTACCCTGATACGAGCCTATGAATATATTTTGGCTATCCTGCGCAAATGATACTAAACTTTGCGTAATGATTGCAGCCCCATTCTTATACATCTTCGATGCCGTTGATGTCGTTCGTGTGCTTATGTACAATCCTTGCGAGTTTGTATTTGCAACAGTTGGAGTTCCGCTAAAATAAGCCCGATAAAATGCACCAAGCCCCGGCCATCTTGGGCTGTGGTGAATACCACCAGTGAACCCACCACTACCCATGTCGATACTCTGCTCATCTACATTCGTCCTTGAATAACTTGAGATATGTGCGCTGTTATTATTCAATACTAAATTGTTCAATCCAGTATTGCCCGTTGCATTTACTCCGTTGCCAGTAATTCCATTGGCATTGTGCGTCATCCCACCGCTCCAAGTTATTTGATATTGCGTTGTATTGCGCAAATTAAATGAGTGGGTTGATGCAGTACCGCCAACGAATGGATATATCGCATTGAACTTAGTCCAAAGATTCGCAGACTTGAGCGATGTTACCAACGTGCAGACTGCGCCCGATATGGTCGGGTTAGTTATGCCAGTAGCAGTCAAAAACGCAGCGCAGTCAGGGTCAACAGCCGCAGCATAAACGTAAGGATTAATTATAAAACTCATGCGTAAGTACCGATTAATGCCACCTTTAATCCCGTTGCCGTGCCGTTGCCGATTTGGTCGATGTCGATTGTCATCTCTGCATCATCGGCAAGAGCCGTGTCGCTAATTACTGGAGGCGTGGCTGCCGTTGTACTTGTCTTTTCGGTGTTATCAATGGTTAGTTTAGTGCTTAATATGCTTACACCGCCCTCGTTAATGTCCACCGTAAAGATACTGCCCGATGCTTGCGCTGTGGTTAGCGATGCCCGAACTGCTATAAGGGTAACAGCGCGAGGCATCCTGAAAGTAATCTTTGCCGTTCCCGTTGTGAGTGCCGTGGTTTCATCCGATGCAGCAACCACAAGCTCGAAAGGCAAAGCCGCAAGCGTGCCATTCCCTCGAACATACTGCGAGGTCGTGCCGCCTAACACATTGCCCAAACTTCGATTCTTCCAAAGGTTATTTACCCCAGTAGTGTAGACCAAAAGGTCATTGTTAACGGGCGTAACGGTTGTGATGTCAACATCGCTAAGCTCGTCAAGCTGGAAGCCGTTTTGCACAAACACATATATCTGACCATTGCCTGCATTCGCACGCTCAACAATCCCGATACGTGTTAAGTGATTTGGCGCTAATGGTAGCGTGTTGGTGAGTGAGCCTGCGGTATTTCCTACATAAAGCGTATCGCCTGCGGTAAACATCCCAGTGTTGATACCATCGACCACGCCCTGCGTTATGATGTAGCCCTTTTGATTTGGTGCAATCGAACTACTGAATACAAGCCCTACCGTTTTGGAGCTTGTCGCCTCGGTAGTGTTATTCGCGAGCTTCACCGTCATGCGGTCTCCAGTTGCGCCAAAGGCATAGACAGGCTGCCCTCGGTTAATCGTTACGCTGTCCGCATTTGTGATGTAGGCGAACATTTGATTCGGTGCAACGCCAAGTATTTGGAAGTTCGTCCCGTCATATATTGCAACGAATTGCTGGTTCGCTGCAATGTCGCCGCCTATGATTGGCACGGTGTTATTCTTTGCAATGTTAACCGCACCAAGTCCGTTTATGTTTAGCGTTGATGCGCCTGTGTTCGCGTTAGTGAATCCTATCGCGTATGCATCGTTGAGGTTGTATGCTGTTACCCCTGCAATAGTTACCGCGTAGGTATCAGTCCCCGTTGCCTGACCGCCTTGCATACCCGTTGCGGCGGTGCTGTCAATCGTGAAGCTCGGATATGTACCGCTTACGGTTATATCCGTGCCGCCTATGATGCTTACGATTTGGTCTGGTGCGGTGTTGGTTACAATGTTACCCGTTAAGTCGATACCCGTGCCCGCTGTTAACGCATCTTGTTTACCGTCGAATGTATTAAAGTCGGTTGCGCTTAAATAACCGTCGCTTACCGTTGTAGCCTGCGTTATACTTATATCGGGTGTAGCCCCACCGCTGGAGCTTAACGGCGCGCTTGCTGTTACGTCTTCAACAATCGTAACGGGTATTGTTGGCTTGTTTAATATTTGATTATTTCCGCTCGTTGCGTTCCAGTTTGAGGGCTGTTCTACAAGCGGAAAGCCTGCTCCGAGGTTAGTCCAATAAGTCGCGTTTGTTGGTAGTATTGAATCGTTATTAGCGATACATCGATATACGTTACCATTATACCAAACGACGTTACCGATTAAATACTGATTGCCCGTAGAGCTTAAATGGTCGGTTGTGAAAGGCAACGCTAACAACGTACCGCCACCGCCCCCACCGCCTACGGCTACTAACGGGTCGCTAGGTGTACCATTTCCAGTAATCGTAACCCCGTCAACCGAAACCTCGGTTAAGCAAGGCGTACACGGTAAAAAGTCGGGCGGTAATGGTATGTCGCCCGTGTTGCAAATATCGTAACACGTATCCTCTGAGCCGCTAACTATTTCAACTTCTAAATCGATTACAACCGTGGCAAATTCGAAATTAGGCGGTAACGTTTTATCGCCCACCGTGTAGCCGTTCGGGATTACTTCGTAGCTAACAACGTCTATTACGTCTTTAAATCCATAATCGCGCCCGCTTACTAACTTATAAACCCGAGAGGCTACCCAGTCGCCCGCATCTTCGCCGTCGCATGGTAGGTGCGATTTGCGAACTATTGCATACGCCGAAAGGTTAAATTTCGTCGAATACATTTGCTTGCAACCGCTAACCCGTAGGCTATCGATTTTCGATATGTTTACCTTACCGCGCTTCGCCCAAAATAGCGTACCCTGTTTAGAATCGTAATCCGTTACGGGTATTGCTTGCCCGTCGCCTATGTAGTAAATCCACCCCTTATCGCCTGTAAGCTCACATAAACCATATATGCGGTCGAATATATTACTAACCTCTACGCGTTGGTTTAAGCGGTCGATAATGCTTTTTAAAATCATGCTCCCAATTGTTTATTGATTTGCTCAACTATTAATTCTTCATGGTATCTCAAAAACTCTATTTCTTCTTCTTCGGTAGGCTGAAAAATTATACCATATCCACGAAAGGAATCGTAAACGGGGTTGACCTCTTTGCCGAATTGTAAGCCTTGCGCCTTTAAATATTCGCGGTCGTCTAACATTAACGCGGCGGTTAACCCTTGTTCGAGTATTGGTTCGGTTAAAAAGTTACGCCGCAAAAAGCCCGTAAACTCGAGCGGTATTGGTCGGCGCTGTTTTCTAACTGTGTAGCCGGGTGAATAAGGTGTTTCGTAATCGCCGCCACGCCTTGCGGGTAATGGTATTTTTTGCCCCGCCGTGTTTAGGTTACCGCCCGAGGTTTCGAATATTCTATTGTACATGATTCGGCGTAATTCGATAGCGGCTAAATATAACGGCTCAAAATTACTTAGCCAGTCGTTATATAGCGCGTCGGTTCGTTTTTTCGCCTCTTCGGGTGTCATGGCAGCGCCGTTACGTATTTAATGTTTTTACGGCAATCGAAGCAATGGTTATCGTCAGGTAATCGCATATTTTGAAGCATCGCCGTTAATTCGGTATTGTATTGTTCGGCTGCAATGTCGCGGGCGTTTGTTATGCCGCCTAAATCCTTTGCGCCCTTGTTTACGATTACCGAAGTGTTCGCCCGTTGGTTAGGGCTTACCGTTAACGCGTAGTTATATATTTCTACGGCTGTGGCGTAGGCTAAAGCTAAACTCATTTGATTACCGATTGAACATAACCACCCGCGGCGGTCGCAGCTAACCGAGTAATTTAAACTCATACCCGTTGTATACTTGTTATTCGAACTACTTAATACGCTTACGCCGTCGGTTGTTAGGTTAATACCTATTGCATCTACGAACGGGCAAATATGCGCCTCGCGTACCGAACCGCCGCAATCGTAGCAACTACCTTTTTTCGGGATAAATTTAACCGTGTTCATAGTCGATTCATAAACAAAAGCCAAATCTAATTTTCGGCGCTTTGCTGCGAACTCCTTACCGATATAATACTCGATGCCGCCAGCCGTGTACGTTATTGTATCGATTAACTGCAATGTAGTCATATCGAAAACAAGTATCGGTACGTTTGTATTACTCGAATCAATTGCGAGCGTTAAATCGCTTATAAATAGGTTTAAATAGCTTAACGTGTTCGGGCTTATCTTAACACGTATGCCGCCGTAATTACCCGCCCCTAACGCCGTTTGAACGTTGCTGTAATCGGTTACGACTTGCCCCACCCGTTTCGATTCGATAATCGTGTCGGCTTTCATCATTGGACTAAGGCGCGTAAGAATGTCGCTGCTTAATTTTTTCCAAGCGAAAGCCCGTTTATCCTCAAATAATTGAACGCCGTTTAAATACTGGTCGGTAATTAATTGCCCTAAAAAGGTGTTATTTATACCGAGTTCGTCGATATATAAGCCCGTCGTAGGTTCTGCGAGGTTGCAATCGCGTAAGCCTAAAAGTGATTCGTAGCACATAAGCACAAAGATAAAAAAAAGAGGGGTTATAAAACCCCTCCTATTCGGTTACTAAATTATCTAACCCAGTTTGCGTCAATAAGTCTTCATCGGCTTGCGATAATAAACCTACCGACGCTTTTACGGGTTTACGATTTCAATGCAGTTAACATAGTTAACGCCTGCGTATTTATCGCCAGCCTCGTAAATATCGGTTGGCAATGTTACGAGTTTACCAGTATGCGTTAAAACGATGGATAAGTTACCGCAATCGTCCTTCATGGTTAGGTCAACAGGTAAGCCCGCAGGGGTGAAAGCAATTGTTTTGCTGTAATTGCTACCCGCTACTGGTGTAATACCCGCGTTCCATTCTGCCATATTGAACGATAACCATTGCATCGCGCCCGCAGTCGTAGCTAAGTTCTTTAGCTGTGAACCTTGAGCCGCTGCTAAACGTGCATCGTAAGCAAAGCCGAAACCGTTTTGTTGGCTAATAGCCAAAAGGTCGATACCGAATTGCGTGCAGCAACCTGCTTGCACAGCGTTAGCATAACGCTGCATCTCAGCACCACCAAATACCACAGGCGCGCCCGGGTAGTTAGCCATGCGTGTAGCTTGCAGTATGTCAGCCAAAGCAAATTCGTTCAATGCTTGACCGCCCGTTTGACGGGTTGCAACGCGTAAACAGTCGCCCGATACTGTGTAGTATCCTGAAACTTCAGTACCCCACGCACCGATTGACGAAACGGCTTGCGTTGCGGCGGCGCTTGCTACCTTACGGTCTATTACATCCATTAAACGCATAACACTTTCCAATACGTAACGGCTGTTTTCCTGACAATGGCGAGCAATATCAGCAGCGTTAATCAACTGTGAAGCTATGTACGTGTCGGTTGTTTCAAGCGTGTAGGTAGTGGTCGAATCGCCGTAAGTGTTAGTCGAAGTACACGTAAGGATATCTCCGCCCTCTTCAACTTCCGTTTCGGGTAGGCGCTGAATCCAACGAGCCTCAACCGTCTTTAGCTTACCGCGACCGGGCGCTACTTCTTGACGAATTAATTTTACGTTTTCAGGTGAATTAAGAAACTCGAGAAAAGGTAGCTGTTCGCGCTGACCTACTTCGATGAAAAGCTCCGAAAGGCTCATTTGCACGTTCGGGCATTCGGATAAAATGCGAGAAATTGACATTTTGTTTTTAGGTTTTAGAATTTGTCTTTGCACTTAATAGGCGGCAAAGATTCAAGCCTAAAAATAATTTGTCATTTGAGCGCTGTAAATTTACGAAATGTTTTTGTATTTAAAAAAGTCGTTTTATATTTGCTCTCGAAACATTCTTGCAGCTGTTTCGTAAAGGCAAAAAATTAGAACCTAACCGTTCAAATTAGTCCCCGAGATAACTGCAAGTATCTTCGGGGTTTTTTTATTCCCTAAAAATAAAATTTAGTTCGGTCGGGATAAACTACGGCTGCGAACTTGTAAAAAGTGTTACAGTGGGCATTAGTACCAGCACAGCGGTGATGCAAAGGAGTGAGCCGCACTACTAATCGGGCTACCGAATGGCTCGTAAAATAGACTCCAACCTAATAAGGCACGGCGACCTGTTAGGCACAGCGTTCGAAGGATGGCTCCGAAAAGCTATACGAACGAAATTGTGAAAGCGTAAAGCGATTTAAAACCGCTTTGGGCTAATCATGCTTTCACAGTTTCTCAGGATTCACCAAAAAGCTATACATAAACTACTATAAGTTTATTGTAATATTATAATACTGATGGCTCAAAAAAAAAGAAAACAAAAAAAACAAAGTTGGCAGTTTACAATAATGTAAAGGGCTATACTGAGCCAACAAGCTATCGAACAAAAAAACAATACTTTGTTTACGTTTTAGAATTCGAAAACAATTCTATTTATGTTGGTGTAGCTATTGATATAAATAAGCGTTTTAAACAACATATAGGCGGCTATGCTGCTAAATTTACAGAGGAAAATAAACCGATTAAAATAATTGAAACTATGCCAACGCATACAATAGAGTTGGGGTTGGCTTGCGTATTTGAAAATTATAAGGTTTGTGAGTATAAACGTTTACACCCAAATAAAAAGATAGGCGGAGGCGCTCGTAAAATGAGCCGCGATAAATACCGATAAAAAAAAACGCGCCCCGATTACTGGACGCGTTTTCAATTGCCTAAACTAACTATTGGTATGAACGAATAAAGAACGAGCCGAAATATACTACGGTAAATCGATTTTACCAAAAAAAGGTTTATCGCTTACCGAACGTCGCCCTTCACAGCTCCATAACTGACGCGCCCACCAATTAGCCGAACCTTTCGGCGAAGGGATGCCAGCACTACGAGCGCAGTAAGAATTACCTGCATCCGTGCCGGGCTTAATCCGATAGCCCGAAGCGCCAAAATGAATCTCGTTACCTTCATCGTCTACGGCTTTGTACTTTTTGCCTTCGCGCTCCGAAGCGGTAACGTTATAACCCTCATACTGCGGCATAGCTTTCTTTTGTTAGCTTGGTTTGTAAATCATTAAGGATTACGTTAAGCGCCTGAGTTAATTTTTCAGGTTTCACCATTTCTGAATGTTCGCCTTGCCGCCATTCGGCGTGATGCTTCAAAATTACGTATGCTTGGTATAATGTCATTTCACAAAGAAACGAGGGTTAACGCCTTTAACACGTTTATCGGCTTGCGTTTCGATTGCAGGGATTAACGGTTGACCTGCTCGGCTCATAGGCTTGCCCGCGTGCGGGTTCTTTTGAATGATACCCGCCGCCGTTGCTTCGGCTATCAATACATCGTTAACACCTAAGAACGCGCCCGCTTTGTCTTTCGATTTTAAGCGTTCGCCCGTCTTACGGTCTTTAACTATTGCGCTTCCATCGTCCTCTAAATCGATAACAAACTTTTCGTTAATCGCAGATTTAAAGCCTTTAATCGTATACTCGTTTACGGTAGGGTCTAACTTCAAAGAACTAAGTTCGCGCTCGAATACGCTGCTTACCTTAATCGCTTTTTGTTCCTCTGCGGCTTGCGTTTTGTAGCTTTCGAATTGCGTTAACGCTTCTTGCCTTGCTTGCTCAACTTCGGTGTATTTACGCTCAAGTTGTTTGTGTTTCTTTTCCCACTCAGCGACAAGCTCGGCTGCGCCGTTACCCGTTGCTTTTTTCTCCCATTCATCGCGTTGCTTTTCGTATTCAGTCTTTGCACGTTCGGCTGCGTTGCGGATTACGTCTAAGCTCTTTTGTTCTTTAAAATCGTCTTCGGTTAGAGTAACGCCAAACGGTTCGAAGGCGCGTTTAACGACGTTAGCAATTGAGCCGTTAAGTTTACCCAGCGTTGCGGCGTGTTCTTTTTGGTCTATCCAATTTTGTTGGAATTTCTCTTTAGCTGTTTCGAGGTTTTCGGCTTCGTCGAGGTTTAGAAACTTCACCAGTTCTAACGCCTCCTCGGGTTTCATTGCCATAAATTATAGGGGTTTCAATTTGTTTTAGTTTCAATTCACGAGCGCCCCGTGCTAATAGGTTCGAGGCGACTACATCAGATGCCTTAATAATTTTGCCGTCCGATAATAGTAAATACTTCATGCAGCACAAAGATAGTTAATTGAAATTGCAAAACAAAAAAGCCGCTTGTTAGGGCGGCTCGAGTATTGTTTGGATTAATGTTAATCTTTGAAGGCTTGGTTAACTTCGTCTAAAAAAGTTTCTTTTATCCAGTTCGAAGAAAATTTAAATTCTGTTTTTTCAATTACTTCGAAAATGCTAATAGTTCCGTAAGTGCCAAACTTTGTTTCGCGAACTAAGTTAGCCCAATTTCTCCATTCTTGTACTGAGTTAATTGAGTTCCAAGTTGAGATTAAGGTTTCGATTTTTGCTGTGTAAGGGTTCATGTGTGTAAGTGTTTAATTGTTTAACAGCACAAATATAGAAACACTTTTTGAATCTGCAAACTATTTCAGTAAAAAAGTGAAAATATTTTTTTACCTAATCGATATACCCCTCCGCTCTTGCGCGTGCTTTAACGGTTTCGGGAACTTTTGACGCTGGCACGGGTACTAAATCATGGCGGCAATTCCAACCGCCCACGAATGTAAAAATCGTTCTACTATCCGTTCCATCGATTCGCCCCGCCCATGTACCATTCTTAATGTCGTTTATATCCGCGCTATTTTGACCCCGCCCCCATGCCTCTATTTCTTTTCGGTGGAATATTTCACCCTGCCTATGTTCGCAAAACGGGCGCGTCGTAGGTATTTCACCACCTAAATATTGAAACCATTGTATACCGATTTCTTCATTAACAGCCGCCGAAAAGCTACGGTCTGCGACGGCTTGCGCTGTGGTGGCGGTTGTTTTAATGTGTCCGAGTAAATTACCGTCGAGTTTACTATCGCCTATTATCGTAGCGCTTAAAGCCTTAACGGCTTCACGTAACGGGGCGCGAGATGCGATGTTAGCGGTTAGCTGCTCTAAAAAAGGTTGTGTTACGCGTTCCCTTAATCCACTACCAAAAAAACTATTTATCGCGTTCTGTTTACTTATTTGAACTAATCGCCGCTGTGCTTCGGTAGGCTCAAACCCCGCCTCGAACTTTTGTGCTATTTCGGTAGATAGATTTACACCCGCTTCGATTTGCGAAAGGAATTTACTCACCGCCTCTTTGTATTCGCCGCCCGCTAAAACCTTATTTAGTTCGTCGGCTATTAATCCGATTCGGTTAATATTTGCATCGCTCTGAATAATGTTCCCGGTACTATCTACGTCCATATCGCGAAGCAACGGCTCGACGGTACGCCACGCATCGAGCTGGGCGCGTTCGGCACTCGTAGCCATGTCCTTCGGTATCTGTTCAAATAACCGAATTTTCTTTTTTATCAGTTCGTCAAGCGATGCCATTTAATAAGTCGCGTTGCGCTTGTTGTATAGGGTCTAATTGTACGCGCACCTTTTCGGCTGCAATGTTACGCAAGGCTACGACCTGCTCCTGTAATGGTAGGTCGGTAAACTTTGGAGCATCTTCGGTTGGTATGTAGTTACGAATTAACTCCATTACTAACTGCGGGGCGCTAAAGTGTAACACGTCTTGCCACTTTTCAACCGTTCCATTCGCCACCCTTGCAGCAATATCCGCGCTACTCATTAACAACAATTCATCTGAGTGAATAATTAAATCGTATATCGCGCTCGTTTCCTCGTCGGTGTAGTGAATAGCTTTAATATAATTGTAAACGTTGCTAAACGTAACCGAAGGCGGTACGCCCGCCGCGATGCCTTCGCCTATTACAGCTAAATAATCGCTTGGTGTACTTATGTCGAAGGTCGTAGGATAAACCAACGTAACGCCCCCGAATAAGTCGCCGTAACGCATCTTACCAGTCGTTACAAGTATAAACTCATATAGGCTAAATAACTGGTCTGAAATAGGCTTTAAAAACGCGTACAAACTACGCATCTTATTTAGGCTACCCGTAGCCGTTACACCTTCGCCAACGCCTACCGAACTATCGCTACTCGGTAAATGTAAAATAGAACGCGCTTTTTTCATTTGTGCATCTATTTCCACACGCAAAAAATTAAGCGTGTCCATAGGCGGCGAAACGAATTTTAAGTATTCACCACTTATACCGCTATCGCCCTCGCTTACCGAGGTCTTAGGCTTAATCAATAGCATACCCGTAGGGCTAAAACGCGATTTCAAACCGCCGCCGCTACATGAAGGGCAAGTACGATACCCGCCGTTAATAGGGTCGAATATTTGACCGTCTACGCATTTATTACCTTCGCGGTCGTGAAAGTCGCAAACCTCACCCAACGCCACCATAAAAGGGAACGCGCTCGTTGCTTTGCTTATTTGTAAATAGCTTTCATCGAGTACCACTTGGTCGAGAAAAGGAACGGCGGTAATAAACGGCGACTGAAAACATATTTCGCCGTTAATCAATTGCGGCATACCTTGTAACTTATGGCAGGGAACGTACCCTAGGTTATGAGCAAAGTAAAGCACAGGTTCGCTAAATTCCATTTCGGATTTTTTACCAGTTTGGTAAATCTTCCAAATGTTCATATTATCGTATAGCTCCAGCACGATACCGCTTTTCTCCATTTTAGAGCCGTTCTTAACGCTGCTATAATCGTCGGTAATAACAAGATAGTATTCGCCGAACTTTTGCCCTACAATCGACTTACACGAATAATAATGCGGCATCGGTTTTAATAGGTCGTTGCTAATTACTTCGCTATCGTCCTCGTCGCTGACAACCGTTTCTACGTCCTCGGGTTCGATTGCAATAATGCCGTTCGGGTCTACCAGTTTTAACGTTGGCAGCATCGTTTTAACGAACGCCTCTACGCTTCCAAACTTTTCTATTTCCTCGTTAACGAACCTTTGAAAAGTATCGTCGCCAAACCTTTCGTCCGCTTCAGGAAAATATTTAATACTCCAATTTTGGTCTGCGAACGCACGGCTTACCGTAGATTTAAAATCTTCGAATACGCTTAACGTCGTAGGCTTATAATTCGCCTTAATGTATTGCGCTTGTACGTCGGTTTGATTCGGGGCGCGTACGCTTAACAAATGCTCGGGGTAAACGTCGGGGCGCGTATGCGGTAAAATAGAATCGTACATCTTCGCCGCGTAGTTATACCCGTCCCAGTATTCAGGGTACTGACTTACACCTGTGCGTTGCTTAGTGATAGGGTTAAGCGGCGATGACCTTTGAGCCTCCGCCCAGCCTTTAAACTTAACAGCAAAGCGATTAACGACCTTGTTTATTTCCTCGGTAGATAGTGCCATTATGCGACTGCTTTAGTTGTAGGGTTAACAATTACGTGCGAACCGCACGATTTAGAACGGCAAAAAGTTGGTTTCATAGTTAATACTTTTGAATTATTGACAAACCGTGTCCATCAGGCGTATTTAATGTTACGGCTTTGTATTTAAACTGTTGGGCGTATTTAACAAGCTGTGCAACGTCATCAATTTTAATACTATCATGATAAACGATTACACCGCCACGGGCTAGCAAATTTTCGACTATTTTAAACTCCTTTAAAATATAATCCCATGTATGATTACCATCAACAAAAATTAAATCGAAATGCGCTTTCGGTAGCTTTGGCAATTCACTTAATGAATCGTTTATAATAAACTCAATTGATTTGCCGCCTTGCTGCATTACCTTTTCGGCTTCAGCATCTCTATAATCGCCTATGTCGATTCCTACATATTGCCCGCCATTCGGTAAGGCTTCAATAATTTTAATCGATGATTCTCCTTTAAATACTCCAATCTCGAGGGCGGTTCTATATTTTGACATCTTTATAAGTTGCCCAATAAAAACACCTACTTCAGATTCGGAGCTAAATTCCGTTGGCGGTAAAATCTTTTCGGGTAGCGGCTCAAGTGCGTAAACGTATTCGGTTTTAACCGCCTTTTCTTTTTTAGCTTTTACAGGTGTTTCGGCTTTTGTCTCAACTACCTTTTTACTTTTTGTTCCCGGCATATTTGTTCGAGGTTATTCGGTTTATAAAATGTATGTGCTGTTTACCCGCTTCAGCAAACCATTTTTTCAAAAGTCTATCGAGCCATTCCACATAAAACAACGGGGTAAAACCTTGCCCGCCGTAATATGATTGCAAATAGAATCGCTCGGTTATTTGTTCAAAGGTTAAGCGGCGCTGCATCGCGAAGTGAATATATCCGTTTTCGCTTCCGTCGGTTTGACCTACTGAAATAATCGCAGGGTCTAAACCTAATTTAGCTAACGCAACGTTCATATAAAGCTCATCGGGTTGCCCGCCGCCCCATTTCATTCGTAGCTTTTGAACTGGTAGCTGTTTGTTTTCGTAATAGTCTTTAGCTATTATGTAAATCTTTTCGGCTTCAATTCCTTTACGAATGTATTGAATTGAGCTATTGATGGCTGGTAAAACCGCCGTATCGCTTAAGCCAAAATGCTGCCATATATCGTCAGCCCACGCCCATTGCATAGAAGGTATTGCACGCCCTTGCTGTATGGTATGATAGCCAACGGTATGGCTTATGTAATCTTTACCCGCGTTAATCAATTCGTTAACCATAGGCTCTAAATCCTTGAGCGCTACGGCATCGACATCGAGGTAAATATTATGGTCAAAAGGTAAGTAATCGTATAAATTAACCTTTAACTTACCGGGGTCTAACTTACCGCCCGTTGTTAGGTGTTCAGGTTTAATCTCATTAATTGAATCGACGAAATCCGCAAGCCCGTGAGCGTACCCATAGCACTTACTTCTATCATCTACGTAAAGGGCAATTTTAAGCCCGCTATTGAATCGCTTAATACTAAACGCTAAGTTATAAGCCGCGCCATAGTAATGCGGTTTACCAAACGCAAAAAGCACAACCCCGATATTATTCGAGGCGTGCTTTTGTTCGTTAGTCAAATTAGCTAAAGATTCCCGCTGGTGCATTGTACTGAGTTGGGATATCTTTATCGCGCCATGAAAAGGTTACCTCGTAGCGCTGTAATTCGTTATTCTGCTCGGGCAAAATAAAGTTAGCGCTCGTTGTAATCCCTACGGGCGGGTCGATAAAAATAATCTTACCGCTGTCGCACATATACGCCATAATCCAACCAACGCGACGGTTATTAACGTCGTTCCAAAAAAGGTTATTTTCGTCGGTTACATTTGCATCGTATAACGTGGCGGTACGGTCTTCATTAATGCGGATAGGTGTACCACATCCAATCGGGCTATCTACCGTTACGGGCGAACCTGCTGGTAATGCAAATCGTATGTCTTCGATAATACGGGCTTCGCCGCTCGCTAATAGCGCAGCAATTTCTACCGCGTCCGACGGGTCGGCTACGGTTACATTACAAGCGCCTACGATAATCGCAGAAACACCGCCGAGCTTATACTCGTTGCAGTCCACCAAATTATGTTCGAGTAACGACGAATCGCAATAGGAAACGCATCCCATAATTTAAAAGGTGTTTATTGTTTCGGCTTCGGTTTTATAGGTCGTAAGCCTGACACCTAAAAAGGATTGCTCAAATGTTCCCCAAATTTACAAAATTATTCTTGATATAAGTTAATCAAATCTTGAGTAGTTATTCGTTCGCTATCCTGCGTTAAAATAAACGGCTCTGCGTTGTTATCTAATATCGAAGGTAGGCAATCGGCATCCACGCCAACACAAACCGTCTTACGCACCTTATCGCGCTTGTTATAAAGGTCGATTGTTAACGCTCCTAAATCGTCGGCGTTATCGTATTCGATAGTAGGAAATTCGTTATCGGCTGGAAAT